AAGCAAGAGATCTATGGTGCTATCCTTGACCCAGAAGACGCTGGTATCGTCAAGCGTAAGTGGTTTAAGATGTGGCCAGCCAAAAAGCCCACTCCTACGCTAGAGTACCTGATTGCCAGCTACGACCCCGCCACTTCGGAGAAAACAGCGAATGACCCAACGGCTTGTACTGTGTGGGGCGTGTTTGAGTCTGCTGACATTGGCACCGCACTTATCCTTTTGGATGCGTGGGACGCACACCTTGGCTACCCTGAACTGCGCCGTAAAGTGATTGATGACTTTAAGGAGGTAGTGTACGGTGCGGATAACACGTTTGGCAAGGGGAGAAAAGCGGATCTTATTCTGATGGAAGATAAGTCCGCTGGTATTTCGCTCATCCAAGAGCTCCAAGGTGCTGGCGTGCCTGTGCGTGGCTACAATCCAGGCAGAGCGGACAAAGTACAGCGTTTGAACATTGTGGCACCATTGATTGCCAAAGGTAAAGTGTATATCCCAGAAGACACCGACATTCCGGGAGAGATTGCCAGCTGGGCAAAACGATTCATACGGCAAGTGTGTTCCTTCCCTGAAAGTGGGGGGCATGACGATTATGTGGACACTTTATCGCAAGCATTGCGGGTACTGCGCGATTCTGGGTGGATTCAACTTGATATCCTCCCCGATCGTGGGTTTGAATACATTGATGACGAGATGCGTAAAAAAAGATATAACCCCTACGCCGTTTAGGGCGAACACCCTTGTATTTTTGCATAAGTAGTTATAGATATGTCGATTTCACTTCTCAAATCCCCTCTTGAAATGTTGTATGAAAAAGCTGGCATTCCGCACATGCAGGCGGGAGGTCAGCCACCACAAATACCGCAATCATTGGCAATGGCGGCACAATACGGTGGTATTTTGGGTAATGTTGACATGACACCTGATAACCCAGTTAATGCATATCGTGCAGACCCCACTGGTAAACATGGCGGTAAAGATCGCATGGAAACGATGCCAACTCGCTTGGATAAAACAACAATTGAAGAATACATCAAAGCAATGCGTGCAGGCAAATCCATGGGAATACCACAATTAACTCCAAATCAATTAGCTCGCATGTTGTTAGTGGAAGGTCGTAGTGACTTTGGTTTTAATACCCTTAACGAAAATAACAAAATGGCTATGCAAAAAGCCGCTTTGTTAAACGAAATGGGTCATAATCAAATGGCTGCTAATTTTGCAGCAGCTTTGTTTGATAAGCAACAACTAGCTAACCGAATTAAAAAACCGTTTCAAGAAGTATGGAACGGCACTGGTCGTTCTATGGCAACTGGCAGAACAGGTGCCCAGCACAATGATCGCTATAATGAATTTGGTTATGCGGTTGACAACCCTAAAAATGCAGAATTGATGAACGCCATCAATGCAGCGTATCATTACCAACCACCCATTAAACAAAATTTAGGTGCAAACGAGTATGCTAATCCCGCAGGAGATTTTATTCCTACCGTGGAGCAAAATCAACCTGGAAGAATGTTTGCAAACGGTGGTACAATAAACTTTTTTGGAAATTAATTAATGGCTCAAGCACCAAAACTTCCAATGCAATCGGGAGCAAACTTGCCTTCATTAGAAGATGTTGATTTAAATAATGAAGATGTAGACTCTTATGAAGAAATGATGGGTCTTGATGACGGAATCAATCTTCAAGAAGATGTTATTGAACAAGAAGATGGTTCAGTTATTATTAATTTTGAACCGACTATTGGTCCATTAAAAGATCCTGAGTTCTATGCTAACTTAGCAGAAGAATTTGATGAAGGTGAATTAAACGCACTTGCTATTGAATTTTTAGAATTAATTGAAGTAGATCGTGAAGCTCGTAAAGAGCGTGACAAGCAATACGAAGACGGCCTTCGCCGTACTGGTTTAGGTAAGGACGCACCTGGAGGCGCAACCTTTGATGGTGCTTCTAAAGTCGTTCACCCTGTTATGGCAGAGTCTTGTGTAGACTTTGCTGCATCTGCTGCTCGTGAGTTGTTGCCATCAGAAGGAATTGTAAAATCCTATATTCGTGGTGAAGACAATCAAGAACGTAGTAAAACTGCTGAGCGTAAATCTAACTTTATGAATTGGCAGTTAACAGAACAGATTTCAGAGTATCGTGACGAGATGGAGCAAATGCTCACTCAATTGCCATTAGGTGGATCACAGTACTTAAAATGGCGTTGGGATCATGAACTTAAACGCCCTACAACAGAATGGGTTCCAATTGACAGCATTTTGTTGCCATACGCATCCACCAATTTTTATACTTCAGCTCGTGTAACTGAAGTTCAAGACATTACTGAAGATATTTTTAAACAACGCATCGATCAAGGCGTGTATAGAGATATTGACAGCGACTACATATCGGAAATTGAAACTGATGAGATTACTAGATCTCAAAAAGCCAATAACAAAATTGAAGGTAAAGAAAAGCCTGAGAAAAATGTAGACGGTGTTCGTCGAGTTTATGAGATTACTTGCTTTTTAAGACTAGATGCCGATCCTGAAACAGAAGGTCGTCGTGCACCATACATTTTAACAATTGACGAAAGCACTGATAAAGTGCTGGCACTTTACAGAAACTGGGCATACGGCGATGAAAAACTGGAAAAATTGGACTGGTATGTCGAATTTAAATTCATCCCTTGGCGTGGAGCTTACGCTATTGGATTACCTCAGCTCATTGGTGGTCTTAGTGCTGCTCTTACCGGTTCTCTTCGTGCTTTACTTGACGCTGCTCATATCAACAACAGCCAGACGATGCTTAAACTCAAAGGTGGACGCATTGGTGGACAGTCTGATCGAATCGAGCCAACGCAAGTAATTGAAATTGAAGGCGCCCCTGGCGTTGATGACGTGCGTAAATTGGCAATGCCATTGCCATTTAACCAGCCATCATCTGTTTTAATGCAATTGTTAGGTTGGTTAACTGATGCTGCTAAAGGTGTAGTAACCACAGCTGAAGAAAAAATTGGTGATGTTAACTCTAATTCACCTGTTGGCACTACACAAGCTTTAATTGAACAAGGTGCTAAGGTATTTTCTAGCATACATGCTCGTTTGCACCGCAGCCAAGCTAAATCTTTAGCCATTTTGTCTCGTATTAACCATTGGTATTTAGAAGAAATGACCAATGGTTCAGGTGAAATCATTGAAATCCGTGATTTTGCAAATAATAATGACATTCGTCCTGTTTCTGATCCCAATATCTTCTCAGAAACCCAACGTTTGGCTCAAGCGCAAGCTATTTTGCAGTTAGCGCAATCTGCTCCCCAGTTGTACGACATGCGTGAAGCTCATTTACGCATTTTAAGACAACTTAAAGTGCCTAATATTCAAGAAATACTACCAAACCCACATGGTGTTAAAGAATCTAACCCCGCTTTGGAAAATGTTTCTATGGTAATGGGTAGAATGGCAGCGGCTTTTCCAGATCAAGATCATTTAGCGCACATTAAAGTTCATTTAATGTTTGCAGTTGATCCAAATTACGGTGCAAGCCCTGTTGTTGGCCCAACATTTAACCAACAATTGTTGCAACACATTCAGCAACACATTACTTTGCATTATTTGCAATCGATGCGTGGCTATGTTGCAGAAGCAACTGGCGGAAATGATGTTCTTAGGTTAAATGAAGAGCGTTCATTAGACAAAGACAGCGAACAAGCGTTAATTATTGCGGCACAAATGGTGTCTGAGCAATCTCAACAAGAATTTGCATCAATTATGCCAATTATTGGGCAATTGGCTCAAAAAGCAGCTCAAGCACAACAGCAACAAATGGAAATGCAGGCGTTAGCTGACCCAACTGCTCAAGTATTAATGAAAACTCAAATGGCAGAAACTCAGCGTAAAGCTCAAGAGTCTCAAGCCAAATTGCAATTAGACAATCAAGGTCAACAGCAAGAGTTCCAAATTAAATTGGCTGAATTGCAACAAAAAGTTCAAGAGTTGCAAGTTAAATACTCCACTGAAAAACATATTGATAACCAACGCCATGCTACTGACATTGCTATGGCTAATATTAACAATGCGGCAAAAGAGCGTGTTGCTATAATTACCGCTGGCGCTCAAATGGATCAGCAACAAGCTCAGCTTGAGCATGAACAAAACATGTCAGCTATGGAAGCAATCAATGCGTCAGAGCAAGATATTCGCCAACATGGCTTAGAAGTGCAACAACAAGCGTTTGAACAGCAAGCAGCACAAGTACAACATCAAGTTGAATTAGAACAAGCTGCACAACAACATGCTATGGGCTTACAACAATCCGATCAACAGCATCAACAAGCTTTACAGCAAGCAGATCAGCAACACCAGCAACAAATGGCTCAAGCACAAGAACAACAAGCTTTACAACCACAACCCCCTACACAAGGACAATAAGATGGCAAACACAAAACAATCTGGCGGTGATGTAGGCTACAAAAAAGCCTATAAAATGACTGGAACACCTGGTTACGCTGGTGGTCCTGGCGACACTAACCTTGATCCGGGTCCAGCTGGATCACACCGTAACAACAACTGGAAGATTGGCGCAGCCCAAGCTAAGATGGCAAATTCTGACAAAATTGGTCCAGATAAAAACCTCAAAGAAATTAAAAGCGGTAACTTTTATTAATGTTTGGGGCGGAATTTTCCGTTCTTTTGCATAAGTAGTAATATGAAGGACATAATTTCCGAATTTATTAGCCGCTTGAAAGAAGCGGAATATCAAACAACCGAAGTTCTAGCTTCTGGTTCCAATATCCACAACTTTGATTCTTATCAAAGAGTGCTGGGTAATCGAGATGGCTTAAAACAAGCATATTCGATTCTAGAGACCCTCTTGACAGAGGATAGTGAAACGTACTAAGCCGTAAGGCTTTAAGGAGTTGCCGAATGGCAATAGATGTTAGAAGCAACGAAGAACCAGATCTTCGTAGCGAGGAAGAGTGTTTTCCTACAATTGATTCTGGTGTTGAAGTGGCTGGAGACCGAGTTTTAGTCCAGTTGCGTCGGCAAAAAGTAAAAAGTAAAGGTGGCATCATTTTAGTTGAAGAAACTCAGCAGACGCTGAAGTTCAACGAGACAGTAGCTAAAGTCGTACAAGTAGGTCCTTTAG